CAGAGTTTGGATGTCGCGGGTGTTCGCATTTACAGCGACTCGACACAACCAGTTTCGCACAAGCAACTCTGACTCACGTTCGTTTGCCCGCAAACCTTGGATCAAACTTTTGATCGAGAAAACGGTTTGCCGGCGGTTATCGTCGCTTTTTGGCACGTTGTTTTTGCCTCTCTCGAACAGTCATGCGTTTAGTTGGATCCGAGAAGTAGTCACCTCCCTCGTCTGGATCATCGTCAAACCATGCGTTGCATCGAGCACACACATAGGTCCGGTGCCCGTGTTCAGCCACCTTTTTGGAGTGACAAAAAGGACATCGCATTAGAAGGGGATTTCCTTTTCGCCTTCTTCTGGTTTAATCGAGGGCGCCTTGGCGACATCCTCCCGTGGAGCTTGTGCCGGCTTGGGTGCTGAAGGTTTGCCGGTTGGCTTATCTCCGTTGCGCTTTACGTTGCCGGCCAAGGCGCGGAACTGTGACCCGTATTGCGCTTCGATTACTTTGGCTGTTTCCAAATCAACAACACCCGCTCGTTGACCAGGAGTGCGATCGTACGCATTGACCCACTCGATTCTGTAGCGAGTCTTGTCTTTGTAGGTATCGCTGTTCACCACAAACTGGCTGGGGGTTGGCACCCAGGAATTGCCATAGACCGAAGCGAGGTTCATGTCCCAACCTGCATATTTGGCAAGTGCTTCAGCTTGTGATTGGTTGATCTTGCCGTCCTTTTTGATGATGTAGATGTCGCCGGTAGCGAAGATGTTGTACTCGCGACAATCGACCCACTCTTTATTTTCCGGATCCCATGCCTCGTCGATGCGGGCAGAGATCCAGATTGCCGTTGCACCGCTTTGCTGTTGCACCAATCCATATTCGGTGATCAGTCCACGAAAATTGCCGGCTTGTGCAATTTCTCGTCGTTCGGTATTGGTCATGTTGTGTCCTTTCCAAATAGGAGTTGCCAAAGGGTAGTATCACCTCCCGTGTAGGGAATGTTTTCCGATAGAGTGCGGCTTTTGGCCCAATGTGTTGGAAGTTCGGTTGGATAGATGGTTCGTGTTCCGCTTCCTTTGGCCTTGCCGTCGTCGTCAACGAATGTGTCAAAGCCGAGGTAGAACATGTGGTCACACCACTCTTTGACTCGATGCCGAATCGACGCCTTGCCTTTTTTGGGTGATTGCAGACGGGGTTCGTACCGAATCCAATCTTCGCCGCCGGGATTTGGTACTTCTGCGGTACAGTCATGACACGTGGCGATTATGTGTTTGCCACGTCGGGTCAATGCGTCTAGGTCACTGAGCAACAGAAGAAAGGTCTCGTAAACGTGCATGTATCCTTTGCCCCACCCATACCCTTCGATCGAGTTGACGGGACCGCCCTTTTCATGCCGTATGTTTTGTAGCGTCCAGTCAATGGCCAACTCTTCGATTTTCGTGAAGCTGTCGATTACAACACCGCCGAAGCGTTCAAGCAGTTTGGTATCGTGGAGAACTAAACGAACTGTGTCCCATGTGGTTGGTGTCGGGTCAATTCGGGTCACATTCAGGAACCGCGTGCCCTCTTCGATGTCCACAAACAGTAGTTCTCCCACTACCGTTTCAGCCAATGCCGCCAGGGTACTCTTTCCAACGCCGCCAGGACCGTAGAGTACGATCTTGTGTCCCGCCCCTGTGCTTAGACCTCGGGATACCCCAATTGAGGTTTCTGAGGTGGTTTCTGATTCGTGCGATTCAGTCTGGGGTGTCATTGCCAGCTGGAATGTTGGTGCCGGCTCTGGTGTTTCCTGGGTGGTTTCTGATTCGTGCGATTCAGCCTGGGGTGTCATTGCCGGCTGGAATGTTGGTGTCGGCTTTGGTGTTTCCTGGATGGTTTCTGATTCGTGCGATTCAGCCTGGGGTGTCATTGCCGGCTGAGATGTCGGTGCCGGTTTCGGTATTTTCGGAAATGTTGCGGGCTTCATTATTTTATTGCTCCAGTTCGGGATGAATGTTGTCGAGGATTTGGAATTCTTCGGGTAGTTCGTCGATGACATTGATGTGTGACGAACACAGCGCAAAGTACGGACAGAAGGGGCACGTATCGCGAGATACGGTACGATACCAACGGTCCTGTCGTTGTGCTTCACGAAGAGTTTTTTGCACTTCCCACAACTCGGACATGCACTCATTGATGTCGTCGTCGAGTCGAGGGATCTCACGGCAAGCGTAGTAGAATGCTGGACGCAGACCGATGTCGTTGATGAGCTTGCGGGACCACTCTTCCGGTGTCATCGGACGAGTTTGAAGGATCCAGCCTTTGGCTTTGTCGGGTGTTTGGCGAGGCTTTTTTCCATCCTTGGTCATTACGCGCTGTCCGTCGGCGTCCAGCACAATCTTTATTCCGTCCTTGTCTTGCAGGGGCACCCTTTCAGGCCGGATGGTCGGTTTGCGGGTCACGTCGAAGAAGACGGCTGATACGTCGTATCCAAGGTGGCGGGCTGCGTACAGGTAAATGGTCAGTTGATGGTCAAGCTGAAGGCGGCGCCAAAAATCAGAGTTTTCGTTGAGATCTTCGCTGTAAAGTTTGTGTTCCAGTACCACAAGTCGGCCGTCGATTTTGGCGATGCCGTCGATTTTGCCGGCCAGCATGAAATTGCGGCTTGCGGCATTCGTTTCCGGGTTTATTAACGGTAGGTAAAAGGGTTGTTCGCTTTCGATGAACTCTATTTCTCGGTCGGCCCATCGCCATTCATATCCGGACAGCAATGCTGCAATAGTTTCCTGTTCGATCTTCCAAGTGTATTCTTCAACTTGGGGGGGTGCTTCACCATAGTAAGCACGGGCGGTATCAATGGCGAGGTCGAGATCGCAGCCTTGCTTGAGAGTGTGAAGTCCTGCGTGGTACGCGCTACCCATTCGCAATGCCCGGCTGTCGGTTACACGGCGAATGCCCTGTTCGTATTCCCACCAGGATCGGCGGCGACAAACCTGGAAAGAGTGCTTGCGGGAGTGTGTGAGGAGTTGTTTTTCCATGGTTCCTTCCTGGTTTGAGACTGGAGAAAAAAGCGGCGCATGACATCATGCGCCGCGCGATTGCGAATCTCGCAATCAGATCGCGGGGCAAACAGCCCGCCACCAATTTTTGGAATGGGGGAGGTTGGACTCGAACCAACGACCTCCAGGTTATGGGCCTGGCGGGCTACCAACTGCCCTACTCCCCATAAAGATTCTTGGTCAATCCTTTTGTTGCCCATGATTTCATTTCTTGAATCTTGTTCGGGTTTGTCTCAACACATCGATCATTTGTCGCCAATCATGCACGTGAATACCCTTGCGCCAATGTTTGTTCAGCACGCACTTTGCACTTGATGGCCACCATTCTGCGAGTGTGCCCTCTTTGTGGAATATCCAATGGTGTCCGTGGTTCTTGACCTCTACGCTCCACCCGTTGTGCTCACACCAAAGCTGCACCTCTTCGAAGTGTTGGGCGTTCGTTTCTTTTCGGCGATCGTGTCTAGCCATGGCAGGTTCATCCTTGCGAAACGGAACGAGCTTGCTCCGTCCGGCCGTTGCGATGTCCGGGTAGGTTGACTTGCGGCTCATGACGATTCTTCTGTTTTCTCTGCGGCAAAAAATGTTGTGTCCTCATACGTTTCTCGCAACGCCTCAAGGCACAAGTCGCGATCATCTTGGTGCAGGAATTGCGCAGTAACCTCGTCGTTGCATATAATCATGTATTTCATGCCAATGTCCTTACGTGTCAGTCGCTCCAATCCTGGGCGAGTTGTTCTAGCCGGTCCTTGACTATCCGTCTTTCTCCCAAGTCGTTTTGAAATTCCGGAAAAGGCAGTGGTGCGGAGTCGAACCGCGTCTCTGGTGTCCGTATTGGCGGCGCGCCCCAGTGCGTTGCCGAACGCCTGCCACTGCAAAAGTCTCTGGCCGCATGTGCCGGGGGAATTTAACCCACCGCTTGCTGGCAGGGAGTGACCCTGCTTTTGCGGGCTCACACCAGAACAGGCACCCATACCGCTCCCACTGAGAGCTAAGCATCCACCTTGCCAGACGCCGTTAACGGCCGTCTTATGCGTCAACCCAAGGCTTTGCGGGTGCGGCCAGAGAAGTGCAGCGGGCCGGAATTGCACCGGCTTGGCAATCGGGAGCGGTCGTTTCCCTCGCCCGTGACGAACGGGCCCCGCCATCGAAGACGGGCGGCTTGTTGGCCCACATATCGCATTAGGGCTTCGCAACCACCATGCGTGCCAATCTCGCAAGGTCGCCGGAATACCTGTTCCGATTCGTCGTGCGTGTCGCTGTCCACGCCGCCGCTGCAAAACTGTCAGAGCTTGTGCCGATCTCGGATGCGTTGGAAATCTGCCTGCATTTTCCAGCAGCACAGGAAACCAAGTATCCAACCGAAAAGGACGCCAAACCCGGCAATGAATTCCATCGTTTCGCTCCTTATGTAAAAGAAGAATTGGCCTCGCCACGACTCGAACCTGGAAGAGGCGCAGGCAGACGGGCCAGTCGTACACACCGAGCGAACTCGGGACGGACTCGATACCGTCTGGCTTGTTGTCTTTGTCCACCACAGCGTTACGCGCGCCTACTGTGGAATTGTCGGCGTTAACTACACCGAAAAAGTTACCACCCATGCGGGTCGCCAAATACTTCGCCGTCTGCCTGCGCAAGACGATAGGGGGCCGAGCACGGCTTGCCCCCCGTCGTTGTTCCTGACTGACTTGCTCCCGCCCAATTTGGCTTCGGACGCCGTGTAGAACTTGCAACAGGCGGTGACGGGTTTTTCCTGTTGCTCCATACCCACCAGAGGTCAGTCGTGCTTTGGGTAGTTCAAAAAACGCGGCGCACCGACCTCTCCGAGAGATGGCACGCCGCGATCTAAGGAGGCCGCAAGTCGTCGGCCGAAAATCTCTCGACCCAACTTCGGCAAGAAGGTCGAGAAGAGATTGTTCAGTAAACGCCTCGCGCCGAGGGGGCAAGACTCGACGCGAGGCAACGGATGCGATTGTTGACAAGGACGGGGGGACCATCGCCAACAATCGTCCTTGACGCAGCGCCCTACACATCCCCGTAACCCTCCGTGCATCAAACTCCGTGTGTTGCTGCCAGTTGGCGCTTCCGCTTCTCCGAAGCTTTCTTGGCGCGACCTTTTGCAGCCTTTTGGGCACTTGCCCGTTTTGTGGCCTTAGCCTGAGCCACTTCGTTGTGAAACTTGTCGAGATCGGATTGGCGAATTCCGTAGCGGGGGCCGATCGAAACAGATGGGATTAGCTTGACGCCGCAGACACCGTGCCAGATCCATCGATAGACGGTTTCCGGGTTTAGGTGTGGCCTACCGCCGGCGCCCGGATACATTTGGGCAACTTCGTCGACGGTGAAAATCTTGTCATCCATGATTTTTGCTCCTCGAATGTCGTCAATTATCCACACTTGCCCATATATGTCAATAAGTCCCTGCATTTTGTTCACAAACATAGTTTGTAAGTCTTTGCACCATAACGATTTACAACCCAAAAATTTTTTGGGGGTGGTTGCCTCTAGTTGAAAAGAGTCTAAAATTGTGGAGAAATGTTGAGGGGCAAAATGCCTGTAACCAAGAATGGACAATATGACGCGTCGGATATTCGGATGATTTCCACCCGAATGAGATCTCTTTGCCAACAAATCGAGGGGATCGCGGACGAAATGGCTGGCCGAGATGTGGTGCTATCGATAGCAAGCGACTCTTCGAAGAATACGGCCCTGGAACGGTTTGGACGGTGGGTGGCTGCCGTTGAAAAATCGTGGACTGAATGGGTGACGAAGAACGCCAAGCAGGATGGGTCCGATTCTGGGTCCGATTCAGAAGGATAGGGGCCGTTTTCCTGTGGTGGTGAATGGTGATCCGTGGAGAACAGTAGGGTTATGAAATAGGCCGGTGTTTACCTAAGTCCTTTTCTGCGAATGACTTCGGCAAATGCCCCCACCTTCGATTGGTGTCCTACGGAACCGAAGGTTACACGTTCGAATCGTGTGGGGTGTACCTTGCAAGTCGTTGGAATGAAAGGATTTAGACAACTTCGGCCCATTATCATCTTGGGTCCGATTTTTGGGCTTTTGGGTCCGAATGTCGGCCGGAAAGGTCCGAAGTGTCATGTCGTTTCCCAAATACCGGCGCCGGGCAGATCGAGATTGGGCATTCGTCGAACATCATGGGCGGAGAATACGTCTTCCTGGCTCGTACGGCTCCGTAGAGAGCCGACAAGCGTATGCGAAATTCATTGCGGCGATCGCGCGGGAGCCGGCTCAGACGCCGCTTGAGGGCCCTGATTCGACAATTACGGACTTGTGCCAACGGTTCCTGGATCACGCTTTGTTGTACTACCAACCTCGACCTGGCCGACCTGCAACGGAGTATGAGCATTTCCGGATAATCGCCAAGGTTCTTTTGTTTTACTGTCCAGACCTTGAGATTGGCGATTTTGGGCCGAGAGCCCTGAAGGAGGTTCGACAATTGATGATTACCGGCCGGTGGACGTGTCCACCAAGACCGTGGGCCCGAACCACGATCAATCGTCAAATTGGCAGATTGAAGCGAATGCTGCGCTGGGGCGTGGCCGAAGAACTTGTTCCGCCGACAGTCCTCCAAGCCTGTGAAGCCGTTGCTCCTCTAAGAAAGGGTCGCAGTGAGGCGGGGGAATCTCCACCCATTCAGCCGGTTGATTTGGCACATGTTCGCGCTGTTTTGCCGTACGTGTCGTCGGTCATCGCAGCAATGATTCGGCTTCAAATGGCTACCGGCATGCGCAGCCAAAATGTTTGTGGAATCACGCCGGGTCAAGTCGATCGCTCTGAAGAGGTGTGGGTCTACAAGCCGATTGTTCACAAGACTGATTATGCCAATCGACAATTGATAGTGTTTTTAGGAAGCCGTGCCCAAGAGGCTCTTCGACCCTTCTTGTTGCGATCCGATGACGCCCATTGCTTTTCTCCACAAGAGTCTGCCGGGCATGGTCGAGATCACTACGACACAACAAGTTATCGTCAAGCGGTGCGGTATGGGATCGCCAAGGCAAACCGATATTTGGGTGAAGCAATTCCCTTTTGGACTCCGCATCAGTTGCGCCACACAAAGGCAACGGAGATTCGACGAGAGTTTGGGGTCGAGGCGGCTCAGGTTTTTCTAGGGCATTGCTCTGCTGATGTTACGCAAGTGTATGCACAACGCGACTTGTTGTTGGCTCGACGGATTGCACAGCAGATGGCATGAGGGTCTAACGCATATTCAACAATCTTCGCATGAGGTCGCGTAAGATGAACTGCGTTGAGATATGCTTTAGCTTCATTTAGCGAAACAGTGATTGCCAAAAGGGTGTTGCCGTCGACAATCAAGTGAATGGCTTGCGACACGATGTTATCCAGTAAATGAGATCATTCAAAATGCATAATTGATAGTTTACCACTGGCTAATTTGTGATGCAATGAGGAACTTCTTTTTTTGGTGGGGGAAAGGTTAAGGGAGGTAGTCTTGTGGTCGACTATCAGGAAAAAACAAAGTTGGTGGGGTGGGTAATCCTTGCGGCCGTGGCAGCTTTTACCTTATGGTGTTTATTGCAGCCGACGCCTTGGCGATGAAGTGGGGAGTGACCACTCAAAGGTTGTACCCGTAGTGGCACAAGACAGGTCCAAGATGTTTGTTGAATGCGACCTGTTCTGAAGTGTCGATGGATCGCCATTTGTGATTGGCGGATTTGAGAAGTTCGACGCCAAGTTTCTTGGTTGGCAGTTCGGCAAAGCGGCAAATTTCAGACAAGACGATTTCGGGCGAAGCGACCAGTCGTTCGTACTTGAGATGCAGGACTGGATGCAGAGCCGAAGAAGCCATGATTGAGTGCATCAAGAGTTTCCATTGCAGCCCGGCAAGAACATAGAAAGATCGATCTGATTCTTCCCAGATCTGTTGATCTTCCGGCGATAGTTGTCCCCATCGCCACTGAGTTGGTCCCTGCCAACCGTGCCACCATGGCTGTTGCATCAGCGACCATGCAACGGCTCGACCATCTCGCATCAAGTGAATGAATCGTGCATCCGGAAAGATCCGACGAACAAACTCCAGTCGGGGCCAACCGGTATACTTTGTGAGAAATCGGGTTCGGTTGGCTTGTTCGCAGAAATGCGCAAACGATTGTTGGATTTCCATGCGATTTTGTTCGGGTACCGCATCGATGCCTCGAAGATCACGACACGGTCGCGAAAAGCAATGGAACCCTGCTTTTGTCCAAAGGTCATACGGTTCGGGCAAGGGGGTGTGGCCAATGCAAGGCCATGCAAGATCCGGGTGGTTTGCCAGTAGCCGAAACAGCAATGTTGTTCCGCTGCGACCGGTGCCGATGATGAACAGGGGTTTTTCAGGCAGCATGAATTTGTCTTCGTTCGTGGATTAGCCGGCGAAACAAAGCGTAGTAGGATTTGGCAACGAATTGCCAATCCCACACCTGGATGGATTTGAGCATTTCCGTTGCCAGGGAGAGATAGTTTTCAGTGGCGATGTCGACGGCTTTTTCAATCGCTTCGATTGATCGCTCGACAAACAATCCGTTGACACCATGTTTGATCAATTCCGGCATGTTGCCGACGGGGGGAGAAAGTATGGTGCAACCGCAACTGGCCGCTTCCAATGCGGGATTCGGCGTGCCCTCACTGTTGCTGGCACACACATAGATTGTGGCCGAATTGTACCAATCGACCATTTCCTCGGTTGAGTAGAAATGAACGCCAGGTTCTCCTTGGTGCCGACCCTTGGTTGAGTCAACGCGGCGCAGGTCACACTCGATACCTCGTTTTTCCAATCGCTCTTTCAGGGGCAACATGATTGATCGATAGTTTTTCAAGTCGCGATTCGGTTCCGTGTGAAAGAAGCTGCCGACCCAAATGACTTTTGGCTTGCGTTGATGCAGAGGGATCTTTACGCGAAATGCGTCTTGGTCGACACCGTTGGAAATCCATGTCGAGTTTGGGATTGTACCGGCCAGGTGCCAGGCAGCACGATTGTTGAAAATCACGTGGTCCGAGGCGCCCTTGAAGGTTTCAAAGTGAAATCGCCCTTCACGCGGCCCCTCGTTGATCCAACCGGTGTTGCAGCCGGTTACGATGATGCCGTCGTGTCCCAAGTCGGCAAGATGTTGACGGAGGTGGGGGGCATGGAAGTAGCACAATTGGAGATAGATGTCGTATGGTTCTGTGGGCAGGTTGGGCTTCCTTCCTTCACCTGTTGCGACATGAAAATCGTTTGGTGCGTGCTTCAACAATCCCATGCAGCGACGGTGGTATGCCCACCCAGGTTTATCATATCCGAGCCATGCACGGTGCATCGTGTTTAGTCCTTTACTTGGTAGATGAAAATGGGGTAAAACTCGGGGTATCGTTTCCGTTCATTGCATGGGAAAAAGAGTGTGTCGCGTAGCGGCCACCCTCGGCGCTCGATCATCTCTTGGAATTCTTGGCCGAGAGACATCTTGTGAAAGTCCCAGGCAAAGAACGCGCCACGGTTGGCCGACATGGAAACGCTATCCAGTATTTCTTGATAACGATTGATGCCGGGATGCTTGGCGCGTTCGATCTTGACGGGATATTCGTACGGCCAATCGGATTGCAGCCAATTCATGGCAGTGATCCAGTCGAAACCGATTTCTGGAAACGGATTCCCAAGATTGAAGTTGGCTTCGATGATTGTTTTCAATCCAGTACGCCTGCGTGCCAGTTCGGCATGGTCCGGCTCGATGTCGCAGCCATACAGGTGATCCGCCGGGAAGCCGTGGTCATTATGCAAGAGTCGCAACAGTTCGCCGCTGCCGCAACCTGTGACCAGGACACGGCCAGGACGTTGCGACATTCGTGCTGCCAGGTCTGAGAGTGTCGGCGTGTGTCGGGCGCCGTCTTTCAACCAAGGACAGATCTCTAAGTCACGGTACAAATAATCTGAATCGTTCGACATCGGTACAAAACTCCGGGTAATTCTTTTCGGCGTCCCAGACTTTTGTCTGGGTACACCCGTGGCGGTAATAGTCCAGCAGCTTCATTTTCTTGTCGCGGTCGAACTGGTAGATGATGTCACCCTCTGGGTCGATCGCATGTACGTTCGTCGGGCTTGTCTCCATCGTGAGATCATGGCAGAGCTTATGTTGATGGCGTGCTGTTGCCCAACCGTCGGCGTATTTCTCTGCCGTGTAATCACCATCTTTGCCGTGTGTGAAGACAAGCGTTGGCCGTATGGCTTTCATCAGCGTTTCCAGCCAATGTAATCCCTTCGCGTACAAGGAATGGTTGGCTTCAAGCATTTGCGGCAATCTCGCTCGGTAGGCAAACGCCCGAACCGCCAGGCAAACGCGGGCAAAGGCGCCCCAACGACAAGCAATTCTTGCCGGTTCACGTTCTGCTTGCTCTGGTGTCTTGGGTGAATTGCAGAATTTGGCGCCGGTCAGAACCGCAATGTGAATCTCGATCCGGTCACAAGCCAACGACAGCATGGTTCCACCAAAGAACAAGGCTTCGTCGTCGGGGTGAGCAACGACAAACAGGGCTTTTCCGTTCATGATGTTTCCTTTTGCGTAACCACCAGGAATCTCCCGACCTGATGCTGGACGTGAAGAATCTTCACACCAAGCAATTGGCAAAGGCGATTGATGGATTTTTCCGTAACAAAGATGGTTTCGGTCTGTCGAATTTCGATGGGGTCGCCAAGGGATTCGGCCGAGAAAAAGAGTATGCCGTTGGTATTGAGCGTTCTTAAAAGCGATCGCAGAACGTCATGGGGTGATTTGACGTGCTCAAACGCCTCGGAAAAGAAGATGGCGTCGGCATGTACGTCTGGCACCTGTGGCAGGTCGACGACATACCCTTCGTGCCCTTGGCTTTTGACATGCTCGATGTAGGTTTTGCAAATATCCAGGCCGATGCGATGCTTCCACTGGGGGTATTGCGATGCAACGTCGAGGAGCGTTCCCATGCCGCAAGCGGCGTCGATGATCGTTTGTCCGTCTGGGAGGTATGGGGCAGCGAAGTCGTAACGGGCCTGGCTTCCGTGGGGAAGATCCTTTTTGACTCGCTTCGCCGCATGTTCGTCGGAGTGTCCCTGGAACGAGTCGATTGGATTGCGATAGACTGCTTCACATTGCAAACACCGATCGTAGGAATACAGATCCGGTGCGTTCAGCGTAGGGACGTGGTGAATTGCAATGCCGTCTAACACGGCTGATTCCTGCAACCGCAATACTGGAATGCGCCAATAGCGTTCAATGATTGACGTGGACCGACAAACGGGGCAACAAGTGCGGTCGAAGTCGCCAGCGATTTTCATGACTCTCTTCCTGTGCTGTAACGGGCACAAAATGTTTCGTCGACCAGTTGGTAGTAATTGCCGGCCAGTCGTGCCCAACTCCATTCCGCAATTTCTTTTTTGATGTCGGGCAACCAGTACAGATAATTGCGATTGGCCTTGCAGATCGCGGTCACAAAGGAATCCACTGTCGGCGACACAATCAATCCGTTTTTGTTTGGCTTGATTAGCTCCGGAACAATGCCGACGGCCGTAGAGACAATGCCGCATCCACATGCCATTGCCTCCAACACGGTATTCGGCAACCCTTCCATGACACTGGTACAAATCAAGAGTCGACCGGAGTTGTACCACTTGACCATTTCCTCGCGCGAGCGAAGAGATTCGCCGTTGGGGTCCACTACGATGACTTCCATTTCAATTCCCAACGGTCGGAGTTTTTCTGCAACCTCCATCGCCAAGGTGTGCCGCTTCACGTCGGCTCGTTCTTGTCCTTGATTGATGATTCCGGCGCACCACAAGGCTTTTGATGGTCGGTCAATCGGTGGAACGGTAATACAAAATTCATTCAAGTCAACCCCGCTAGGTGCTAACCGCAGCTTGGGTCGACCTCCCCGAGCCAAAGCGAAACACTGACGAGATTCGACGAGAACTAGATCCGAGCATTCATGTAACATGTTGAGCTTTTCGACATAGCGCGGGTAGCACGTGTTGTAGCGGCTCAACAGAACGGCATTGGGCGCCCGTCGGCAGCACGTTTCGTACAGTTCTTCATGAACATTGCTGCCAAGGTTGATGATCACATCGGCATCGTCGTAATTCCATTTCCGAGTGTGGCCGGTCCACTGGTCAATGGCGACATCCCAATGGGGAGGGGCGTATTTGGCAATTGCATCGGCATGGTTTTTGGCGTTCCAGCCAAGATGTTCGACCAACAGGTACACTTTAAGTAATTGCATCATAGAACTCCACAATCTTGTGTTCGAGTTTTAGGAGTTGTTGTTCTTGATCTTCTCGCCAAATTGCGTGTCCCACGACGGATCCTCCCGCGTTTTGTGGTGGCAAGTTGTCAAGAACGGTTGGATCGTATGGATGTCCGATCGCATCGAGAACACAACAAAAATCATGCTTTAGGTTTTCGGTGCGGCCGATGAAGTTGATATTCGGTTTCTCCAATGGACCGGTGTATTGTTCGAACATTTTTGTCAGAAAGCCAGGAGCATGATCAATTACTCGTTGGATAAACTCACCGAAGTCAACATGTCGCAATCGTTGGAGTGGATAGGTCGGGTGCCAATGCCAACGATCCCAATTGTGTGGTCGCCCGGCAGAATAAGTCCACCATGAAGCGTACCAATGGAGTGGGTGTCGAATGAATGCAAAAGTAAACTTCGCATCGGGACAACTGTCCTTGGTGCAATGCCGATCAGCACACGTGTCGTCTTGTGGGGATGAAATAAAGCGAGTCGTACATTGGGTTCGAAACAAGGCTTCTTCTACCCAAAGCCCACCGGTCTTTGCGATGTGAAGAAAGGATGCGTCGTAATCGGGTAGATAAATTGCCATACTACTTTTTTTGGAGAATGCACATTGCCGATAACCAACCGATTTGTTGCTCAATTACTTCCAGTCCGTATTTGTTTACGGCCGGTTCGATCATTTCCCATGTGACCTCGCACCAATCCCAAATGTTGTGGAGCATGACGTGTTTGTAAAAGTCGCGACTTGGTGCATAGTCATGTACGGCAATCAAGTCACCTGATTTTAGGTGTTCGCTGAAGACAGCCAGTTCTTTTGGTTTGTCTCCGCCGTCGCAGAAAACGAAAGTGCGCCCGGGTTGCCGAATCATTAAGGCAATATCCTTTTGGAAATCCCAACAGGATCCATGCCAGCAATCCACGTCGAGTTCTTGCAAGAGTTGGTTGTTGCGTGGTTTGTTGTCGAACGTAGTAAATCGGGCGCCGGTAGTCAGGGCGTAGATGTGAAACAAGACGGACAATCCGCCGTTGCCTGTTCCGATCTCAATGATCTGCTTGAAAGGGCCGTATTCTTCAAAGATCATATTGAATGCTGCCAAGGCGTTTTGGTTTTGCGACATGCAAAGTCCAAAGAACTTCAATCGCTCCGGTCCTCGTCCTGGCACATCAGTTTCGATCGGTGTCATTCGCATTTTTTTGTCCTACAAAAATGATGGTGCCGCATTGCCGACAGACTAGCTGTCGGCCGACCAACAACTCGTCGTACCCTCGTCCGCAGTGTTCGCAAACAATCGGTCCAGAACGCTTGGCGACATCGCGAATGTGTTCGTTCACGTCCCAGCCAAACAGTTCTGTAACATTGATGATCCGCACCCCTTGCGGTGGGTTTCGTACTGTGCGGCACAAGGGACCGTGTTCGCCAGGCGTGCCCTCTTGTACCATGCGATCGATCCATGCCTGGACAAATTCCATTGCCCTTGCTGTTCGATTGAGAACAATAATGCCACATGTTACATCCATGTTGCCCGTGGCATCGTGAACCCCAACGTCGAAGAGGTTGAGGTTGGGTAGGGGGTCAACGCGATTCAACCGACAGTCAACATCTACCCATGCGATCGGTCGAGCATGGGGGGCGTCCGTATCACACCAAATTTTGCCGGCTAGACAGTCGCGGAGAAAGTAAGGTTTGTGTCGCACATTGCCATACCAGTCGCCAGGTGGATCAATCAATCGAATGCTATGCTCCAGGTTGAGTCGTTGACAATCGGCGATCAGTTTTTCTCGGGCAATTGCATAGAACGTGGGGGTTCGCGTTGCATAACTGACGATGAGGGGACGCATTGTGCTTCTCCGATCACAGGCTGTCAAACAGTCGTTTCCAGTTGGCCCAAATCATATCCGGATTGGCGAGATCTTCTTCAAGGCGTTCTCTGGCTCGGCCCGTCAGTTCCATCCGTTGGTATTCGTTTTCAGCCAAGGTCTTGCAGGCATCGACAACAGCCGTTTTGTCTTGGCAGAGAAACCCTGTCTTTCCGTGAACGATCATTTCTTGCCAACCTCCAGCATCGTCGACAACAATGGGCACCCCAACCGACATTGCTTCAAGACCGGTTCGCGGCCAATTTTCAGGTTTATGTGTGAGTTGCACCATAGCGTGAAGCGATTGAAGGAATGTTTGTGGCGATTCGGCGCCTTCCGGCAAGATTTCGACCCAGCTTGGTACTGGCCCACGAATCGAGAATGGTTGAAATCCCATGACCCGAGCGGTAACAGGAGCATCGATTGTTTCGCGAATGGCCGTGTAGATTTCCCATGTATCTGTTGCAAATTTCCAGGGGTGAGATCGGGAGAGTCGCCCCAAAACAAATTTGCCTCCCTGTCGATGTGGATTGGGGAGATATGGAAACTCCGAACAATCAAAGGCACCTCGAATCAAATGACATTGACTGCGGCGTACACCTCGTTTTTTGTATTCGGGCCATAATCCGTTTAGTTGAAAGTGGCTTTGGAAAAGGTATTTTGTCATCAAGGGGTGCTTGCGATAGTAGTCAGCCTCGTATCCGGAGAGATACGAGCAACACGGTCCCCATACGATCTTGGCGCCTTCGAAAACTTCCGGGTGCGCAGTTACTTCCGGGTTGCATAGGGCGACAACAATTTCCCCCCTCAAATCGCCGGGGGAGATCATAGTTGTTTTGCAGCCAATCATCTCAAGTCGGCATTTCCATTCGAGATCAGGTTTCCATGTGGGGAAAACCGTTACTGGCACCTGTTTTCTGCGCCACAACTTGATCGTGTGCCACAACTCTGACGGCGCCCCACCGATCCGGTTTGGATAACCGGCTACATAGATGGTGTTGTGCATGATTGATCACTACGGAGTTGCGTCGCGCAGCACCCCTATGTGGAGTGTGGTTGCTACTCCTCCAATGTTGGTGACATAGAATTTCGTCACATCGGCCGTGATTGGATTTGTGTAATAGCCGTTTGTTTCATCGGCTTCCGTCCAGACCAATCCCAAGTCTTCGTCGATGTTGAGAACGAAGTCGCGCCCGCCACTGGTGGCCGCGTTTGCCTCCAGCATCAGATCCGAATCCGTTGAGTAAATGAGGATCGCCTTCAACTGCGACTTGTCGATTGCAATGTCGACTTGTTTGTCGGAATCAGTGGCCCCGACTGATACCTCGACATATTCGAATGCATCAGCGGTGATTTGTTTGGCGGCGGTTTGCACCCAACCGTCGCATGACAGTTTTCTGGTTAGTGTTGCAGTAGGCATCAGCATCTCCTATGAGCTAGTTTTTTGGAGGGAAATCCATCTCTCACAAGCATGAGTTGGTCGATCTCGTCGTTGGATTAGTGCGACAAACCAACGACAGGGGGTATTGCCGTGTGGGTTGAATTTAGGACAATCTGTTTCACAAAACATTTTGCAGGTTCGACAACAAGCCAGACGTTTGAGAATCGTTTCTTCGGACAAACCGGTCATTTCCGCTTTGACGGCTTGTGCGATTCTCCGTTCGAGAGAAAACTCTCGGGAACCTTCTGGACAATTTCGGTGGGGAGGTCGATCGATAACAAAAGGGTATTCCCAGTTGCATTCTTGGCACTGCCAAAGTCCGTTGTTGTTTTTTTCGAATAGACAATCCATTGATCAAACCGCAGTTGCCAGGCAGGTAGAAGCCGCTGCATTACAGATGCTAAACGGTGTTTGGGTGTTGTAGGTGACGCTTTGGTTGTTCCATGCCGAACAATCAGGGGTGGCGCCGAATGTTTCCGCGTACGAAAAGTCGAATTGGCATACACCAACGGCCCCGACGATCTCTACTCGTAAGGTGAGCCCATCCATGTACGCCGTAATGTCGCATTGTGCGCCGGAGTATTCCCATTGACACCGGCCACTTGCATGTGGTGTGAGCGTCAATACGAATGTGTCGTTGAAATCCGAACAGCACGGCCAGCCAGTGACGCCGGCAATCGTTATGGACAACTGGTTTGGCGCAGTGCCCGAACATCCCGTACATCCACAGCAACAGCTTGAGTCCATGGCAATTTTGTTGCTGCCGGAAAAAAGAATCTTGTTGTTGTTGAACTGAATGTTTCCCATTGTCTCGTTATGGACAGGCATCCCCGGTGTGAATGTCGGTCCAGTTGCTTTCGTCTTCTGTGATGTGAGCCCAGACTTTTCGTGTTTTCTTTTGCAGCTTCAGGTTGGTCGTGTCGACTTGAAAATTTGTCATGACTTCTTGTTCTCGTAACTTGCCCATAAATGCGTAGAATTCTTCTTCTTGATCGTCCCAATATGCGGCCACCCAATCATTGTCTTTGCCGGCGGTGCAATGTCGATCGTTGGCAAATTCAACGGGTTCATTCCCGTCGGCATCCATCCACAAGGCTTCTTTGGTTGGCAAGACGACGAGGGCCGAGTCGATGCTGATAACCGAATCGGATCCGCTCCAATCGGCATCAGCTTGTCCGATAACCAATTGGGCATGGGGTTGGAGTGAAACAAACTCCCAGGCATTTCGATCGGGGCAATACTGGATCCAACCTCGGGAACCCAGTACGGGTGGCGTACCATCCTTGTACGCTCGGCCTCGCAAGCCTAAGAAGTCCGTTGCTTCGACCTCGATGCCTGTGTCAATTTGTAGGCTGCCTTCGAGATACGGCAACAGGTGACACGTTGCCGTACCAAAAGGCTCCAGGGCATCCTTCAGTTCGATTCGCCACCTGTCCAAAGGTGGGCTGACACACTCCAGCGTTCCTTGAGAATCGGTGACGTAGATTCGCTGGCCTGCGCCATAGGGCATCATTCCGAAAGATTGGTCGCTGCCATTTTGAAAACCTGCGGGAAGTTCGATTATCTCGGCTTGAGCATTAGTGTTTACGGCCCAAAGTTTGCTTGGGTGTCGAACCACCGGTTTCCCTCTAGCAATCCACTGCTTTGTCGTTCCGTCAACGGCAAAACTTGTCGTCAATTCGTAGAGTAGCACCTCCTGTCCTGTTAGCGGGATGATGGCGTGTCCGTCTTCGCTGCTGTGCGTACCGACACCGCGCAGCGGTCGTGTGGCAAGTCGCAACAAGTCATTGAGCCACTTGCGGATCGTGCGAAGATTTGTACCAGGTGGAAGGGGGTCCATCACACTTACTTGGAATAACAGGTATTGAGGTCTGCCGTCGGGTACTCAAATTGTTCCCCGTTTTCGTTGTAGACGTATTCAAATTGTCCGGTCGCTTTGCGAAGGAATTTGTTCCAGTACTGCGGATCGAATTCAGCGGTGTGAATGATTCGGTAACGTGTGTATCCTTCGGTTGTGAATTGTCGTGAAATGCGAGGCTTTTTATACATCAGCGTTCCAGCCGGAAAATTGATGCCCAGAACATCTGCATGAACAAGAGTGTTGTTTGTGTGGCCAATACAGGAGACACATCCTGAAGGAATGCTGATTACACCTTTTTCTTCGCGTATGTAGAGTGCCTTGGGTGTGGCAATCTGGACGGTTGATTGTTCGTCCGGTTTCAGGTATGTGGGATCGTCAACCTGTCCGGAGTTCCACATGAGATTGCGATGTCCCAGGCTTTGCCACAGATCAACGCCGTCGAATGTTTCACTTACCACCCCCGTAGAATTGAGTGCGGCGACATTGGAATTGTATTCCAAGGTCAGTACGGCATCGTTGTAGCTTAGGTAGTGTTCGTTTTGAGCGCTGGATTGCGAGTTTTCCATTGGGCCAGCCTTCACCTTCCAAATGTAGGCTGCCCAGTTGGAGTCATATTCTGCCGGCCACCGATTGTTGCCTGAGTCCCAAATTTGATCGAGGAATGTTCCTACGTCGCTCCACGCCATGTGGACCTGGCGAATTCCTTTCATTCCGTCTTCGGTTACAAACCGAAGGGGCGTTCCTTGACAATCCCAATGGTCAACAGATGGGGCCATTACGGCATCTCCAGAAGTTCATCGAGCTTATTGATTATTTGTTGTGCTTGATTTACCATCGCTGTCTTGAGTTCCACCAGGACTTCACGTAGCGAGTTGATTTGATTCGGCAATTCCTGCAAGTTTTGTGATGCTTGCAGTGGAGGTGTACCGCTGATTTGCGGTTCCGCTTGTTTGAGTTGCGGCAAACCGGTTCCGATGTGTTGTTCGCCAAACATGGGTGCGGGGACTTGAGCTTTCAAGTCTGGTAGACTGGAGAGCACATCGTCGTGTTCGACGTTTGCCTCGGCTGCTTGTTGCGCAACGCGACTTGGAGCCAAAGGGTCTTGATCTTCCTTTGGCAACATGGAGGAGGGCAGTTGTTTGGTCAGTTCTTCCCAGTCTGGTGGCATGGTTTTAATCCCAGAATATGGTGCCGTCGGGTTGAATGATGTGTCCTTGAGATCCGTCTTTCCAGCCGGTCCACCGTCCCCGGAAACTCGCCGCCCAGAAGCGGGCTTGTGTGTCGCCTTCACTGTGAATGACCATTTTGCTCTGGACATCGAATAGTCGGAACCAATTGATGTCCCAGTATTCCGGCGTCGAGTTCACGTTGATGTGAACCGCGTACACACCGTTGTTGACGGGCAGATCGGCCGGGTTGGAAAAAAGAACGAGACCCTGCAAGAAGGCTCGAACATTTCCTGCCTTGCGATAGATGTATCCGTTGGTGTTGGCCGATACGTAACCGTCTTCCATTCCAGGCCCCCTGGCAGACGGGCATTCAATGGTCAGTTCCATGTGCTGCATCTCGGCAACACTGCTGCCGTCCAGGGTCATTGTCAGTCCACGTGCAATGTCCGGATCGGGTGATCCACTGTCGGTAGCGGTGTAAGGGCCTTTGCCAAGGGCACTACTGCCTTGCGCAAAATCGACCACGTGATAAATGAATCGTCCGCGATTGACCGGAAAGACAATGTGAGCACGGGACGTATAGGCTGATCCCTGGTAGCCTTTTCCGTTGCGGCTGGCTCCGGTGAACGTCCAAAGATTGCCTGGCATCCGATAGGGGGTATGCCCCTTGGCGGTGTAGCGTCCCTTCCAGTCTACGTTGCCGGCCTTGTTCAATTCGCCGCCGTCGGTTGACGCGCAAACCATGACGGGAAGATCGGCAATCTCTCGAATCAACCATTCCTCAATGCACCGCTGGCCGTCGATGGCACCATTGACACCGGAAATCACGTCGTCGGACATGTGAACACCCTAAGCTGGAGTAAGTGAGGAAGTGTCGAAATAGAAATGGATCAAACCTTGCCAAACAACCTTCCATCCTTTGTGGATGTCATCCGGCTTGATTCCTTCGTTGGCATCCAGCAATCGACAATCTTTGATCGGGCTTTGACTTCCCCATGTGATGGCTTCCATGGTGTCGATCCAAGGAGTCAAGGCTCGCAAGATGATGAATTCCAGATCGAGCAACCCATCGGTTTCGTCGGTGTTGTTGGCCAACCATGTATCGCGGGTTTTGACTTCGATGGTGAACCGCTTCCAAAACTCACTTCCACTCGAATCGGTGTATTGGTGTGTTTTGTGGCCATGGGTCCGAATTATGACTTGGGGGAAGTCAGCCGGCATAACGCGAGGGTGAAGAGGATTGGCAACACTCTCAGTCAGTTTGATTCGATTGCCGGTCGCGACGGCAGAAGTGAATGCACTGCTGGCCTCCAAGAGAGTCCACAATGCTTCTACGGCAGCGGTAAGAGGATTTGTTGTTGCCATTACACGGCATCCTTGATGATGCGAGTCCCGTCCTTGTATGCAAACAATTCCTTGTACGCTCGCTCTTCCAAATTGGAGAGAGCGTGCTTGCCGTTTTCCACGCCGGAATGGTCGATGCCACAGGTGGTGTAAAGCCAAATGCCGTGAAAGGTGGCTGCGAGGTTTGTGATTCCGACTGGTACATTTCCATCTTGATCCTGAATGGGAATTTTGTACTGTGTGTTTTGTAGGTATTCGTCGATGATGTTGTCGCCAATCAGAATTCCTTGAGCGATGCGAGCAGCAATTGTTGTTGCATTTCCGTCGCGATCCTTGTCGGCCCACACTCCAACATTGATTGTGCCAAAGACTTGTTCGACATCAGTTTTGCTGTGGTAAGCCATCTTTGCATCCTCTATTGAACGTCGGAATCGTACGGATAGTCAGCCAGGCGTTTGTGAAGGTAATTGAAGCTGCCGGCGATTCGTCGTTGTCGCGTGCGCTTATCATTTCCAGCCGCTTGTTGCAATGCTCGCTCGGCTTTTGCGAACAACCGTCCTGCGTCTTCAAGCCCCAGTGCATCGCCGAGGAATTTTTCCGTACATGCCATGACTGCCGGGTATGCAGCACGATTCAGATCAATGGGGTCGCTAATGATGTATCCAACATCGGTGCGAGTGGCTGAAAACGTGCTGTCGGCTGTTGCGGCCAACAAATCGGCAACGGCAGCAATAGCCCGTTCCTCGACAAATGGATTGCGGCCTTGGTAGCTGGTTGGTTGGGATGAGTTTCGACTGAGGCGAATGATCGAGTTGACCATGTCCGCTTCAAACTTTGTGCTTGTGCCAGCAATTGCCGCACTGTCGGAAACAACACTCACGTTTCCAGGAAACTCCAAGGCTACATCCTGTCCGCAATACCGGAGAGTTCGTGCATGTCGTTTGATGGTCAGATCTAGCGTTTGGTCGCTGTCGATCGGTGGCCAGAGATAAACTGCTAGGCTGCCAAACATATCCGGAGCTTCAGCCACACAATACTTTTGCACATCACCAGTTGTATCGTCCCATTTTTCAAGAGACAGCAAGGACGGCATGGCTGAAGGGTTGACTTCCATCCAACTGTTCTCGCCGACTATGCCGACAATGGAGAGAAAATCGGCTGGGAGAACGTAATACTGTCGATACAGCGAATAGGATGTACCCGCTGCTACGTCGGCATCGGGACAGAAATTCGGGTCGAGGGTCAATACGGTTGTGCTTTCTACCGTAGCCACCCGACTTACTACATTGTTGCCGGATGCCGTTGTGAATTTGATCACTCCGTCGATTGCCCAGCTTGGCCACGTGTTTCCGGTCAGAGTTACCATGCGTTCGTGTGTGCCGCCGGTGTAATCGTAGGCAATTGTTCCGGTGGTTTGTGGTGCCTTGAGATGCAGCCGCCAAGGCCGCAAAAGGAACGTCCAATCGTGATAGTTGGTGACTTCCTCGTAGGCACGTACCGTAGACCATTTGATCAGTTCGAGGTTGGGGCTTTTTCCTCGCTGGTTGGCCCACTTTTCCAAGTGTTCGACGACATCGGCATAGAGCAATAGTCGTGGAGCCGGCATCAGAGATCTCCAGACAGTTCGGTTTTTCGCTTTTCGAACAAGTCGGTGTATTCTGTGGTACTCAGGTCGTCGATGGTTGCCTCGCTGTCATGAAGTTCTGCCTCGATGTCGTCTTTTACAACGTCGTCGGCAACTTCGTATGGCCCATCGGCTGTTTCCGGATAAACGGGATCTGCGTGTAGACTGCCGCTGAGTCCCCATCCTTTTTCTTCGCAGAGTCGTTGCACATCGTCGGGTCCGTCGTACCAACCGTCGACACCAAGCGGTTCACTGGCCAATTGGTGAGAAAACTGTTTGCCATGAATGTTGACGCCGGCAGCCTCCGCTTTGCGCTTTGCGGCGGCCAACATCCGTTCGTTACCGCCGAACGGCACTTCTCTGTTCTGTGCTCGGAACCGCGTTTCCGTGCCGACAATCGCGTGGCATAGTCCCGCAGCCCCGCAGTCTTGGGTTTCGCCGGTTTCGTAGTCTTGCCAAACCCGACGACCGTTTTTTACGAGATATGGCATTGGTGCTTCCTAGCTTTGTGATGGTTCGACATCGGCGCCGGTATTGGCTCCCTGCTGTTGTTGCATTGCGATCGCCATGATGTCTTGCTGGTCTAGCATGATTTGGGATACGTCCGTTTCCATGGCATTACCGACAAGCTGTACCAATTCGTTAAAGGGTCGAATGGCGCCGTGCATTGCAAGTTGCTGGTAGGCTGGCATCAATGTTTGTACGAGTTGTTGACTGTCTTGAACCGCTTTTTGAATGTTTTTTCGCCGCCCACTGCCGGCCTCGATCGTGTAGGTATAATCAACGGCAGCGGTCTTGGGATCGTCGGTTTCGATGAGAGTTGCCCATAATTGTGTGAGCGGGCCGGGGGCAATTTGATCATTTCCAACAGCCGATTGAGGTATCTGGGGAGTGTCGGCAAACAATCCCGATACTTGGTCGGACTCGACAAACAGCCGCGTCATGAAACCTTCTTTTGCGGCGAGTCGACTGTTACAGGCTTCGACGGCATCTGCAAAATCGTTTGGCCGTGATGATACCCCCTGTTGTCGGATTTGCACCTCGGCACTGGATCGGATTTGTGTTGGTCCCGGTTGGGCGCCATACAGCAGAGGATCCATTCCAGTCATTCGCTCAAAGGCGCGTTCGGCTAAATGAATCACCTTCCAAAGATCTGCATTGACTTTGGGAAATTGCACAATATGAATGTGTTTCTTAATTTCATCAACGTCTTTTTTGGCGGTGAAAACGATTTCTTGATCGAGACCATAGTTGATAGCATTTACAATGGTAAGATCCAGCAACTCCGACAAAATGATGATGTCGCGGCATGTTGCCCGCACTCGGCAAAACAGGAAGGAGTAAGCGTGATCGATGAAACTCTGTAACGGCAATGCGGCTTCAAGGGGTGATGTCGCCCAAGGGTCGTCGCCGTTCGGATAGAAGTCTAGAAAGGTTGTTGGCCATGGATTGGCCGGATCAGTGTAAAAGGGGATTGGCCACTTCAACGCTTTCGCGACAATGTCCGGCCCTTGTTGTTTGATCCATGGCGACAAGTTCAACGGATAGTCGACACCAGGCATTATGACAAGCCAGGCATTATCTTGTTCATTGAGATGTCCAAATGCCTTCAACTCGTCCGGTGTCTGTTGAAACTTTTGGCCAATGCCGACTCCTCGGGTGTAGATTTCGTAGTAAGCGCAGAGGTCCGGCCTATCCTTGCCTGTTGTTTGCTTTTTGCCGGCTTTCTGTTCCAAGAATGCTTGATACTTACCCTGGAGTTCTCGTCCTGGAATGTGATACTCTTCGGCCACGCTCCAAACACTTCTTTCTCGCAAGCGGTACATCCAACCTGCATCTCGCACCTTCTTTGTGTTTGGATCGATTCCCCAGTTGTCAACGCTATCACCCAGAGAAGATGGAATCATGCCTCGGGGGCCGGGAACCATTTCATGGACCCATACGCCTCGTCCTTTAACAAGTGCCTCTTGAATGACGGGGCGCACTTCGTCTTGGAGACCATATTCGGTGGGCAAGTAGTTCAACCACCATTGCAGCAGCCAAGCACTGATTTGTTCGTTCTCGGGTGCCGGCAGATTTTGGACGTATTTCTTGAGTTCCGACGGCGGCATCGGTCGTCGAGGTGCGACTTGTCGATTTGGAACACGATGATGGAGGTATGGCAAATAGACATTGCAGAATTCCCGAGAGAGATTGCGTCTGCATTTGTGGAATGGTTGTCCGTTCGGAAACGGGTTGCCTTCCGGTGTTGTGTAGAGATCCTTGTAAAGGTCGGTAAAACCTTTTCCCAAGAAGCCCCAAGCACGTTCGGCAGCTTTTCCAAACTTTTGCTGCTTATCTTCATCGGCGTCGTGAATTTGTTTCTTCCACAGATCGCAGATTGTAGATTCGATTGCCATGCCTCAATCCGACTTTAGCTAGCCGGCTCCGGTGTTTCTGCTTGTCCGGTCTTGTGAATTTGCTTTGGGCCGGATTTGCCTTTTCTTTTTCGCTTTGGGGGCGACTCGACCGACGGTTTGTCCGGCGATTCGACTTGCTGCTCAACCGGCTTTGGGGCACGACTTCGCAATTGGACCTGGAGAATTGCCAACTTCTCGTCGATCTCATCGAGGCGTTTGGCGACGGCTCGTTGCTGTTTCTCGGATTCGGCAAGGTCGTAGATGCCCGATGTGTTGTCTTCGAAACGTGCCGGGCGCAGTTTGACTTGCCAATCATCTTTGTGGACACAGGACTCGCGCCATTCCCACTGTCCTTCCACGGCGACGATGATATGGCACGTTTGGGGTGATTCGACTTGTGCCACAAAGCCGAAGAACTTTTGATGCCTGTTGTTCAGGGCAGACGGATGCGGCCACAAGACAACGCGATCGCCGGGTTCCAACGGTGGCGCCTTATGTGGTTCTGGCAGATTGTCTACGGTTAGAGGTTGGGATCCTAAAAAATCGTTGCTCATGAGTTTCTCCTTGGCGGTTAGAGTTCGATTCCTCGGCGGCCTTGTCGTCGCTGCCGTCGGGCTTCTGCCGCTTGGTAGGATGCGAACACGGGGTCGGGTTTGGGGGTTGGTGTCTCTTGTGGAAATCGATATGAGGGGTTGTAGTGTGCGCCGTATTCGAGACCTTGCAGCACATCTTCGGGATTGGTGCGATCCTTTGCTCGTTTCTTGGGATTCTTTGCTTCC